GTCAGTTCACCGGTGCCTGGTGTCAAAAGACGGCAGGCAGGGGGCCCGCTTACGCGGAGTGCTGTGTGGGCATGTAGTGGAATAGACGATCCACGTGGCCACAGATTTCCTGGGCTTCGACTTCCAGTGGAGAGGTCTTGGCAGGGATACGAGCGGAGTAGATCTCGTGTACAGCACGCTCGAGCAGCACTTGTTCGTGAGGATTGATGCCAGTACGAAGGGCAAAGGCGACACGAATCGCCTCGGTTGGGGGAGTCCATTCACGCTCGGCCATGATCTGCTGAGTAGACACATCAAGCAGAAGGTAGCGTCCCTCACGCACATGCCTTTGAGCGGCACGGGCAGAAGCCTTACCCCTGAGTTGGTGGATCAGGGCATGGCAGAGCGTTCCAAGTATAGGCGTAGCCGAATCAGTATACCGGTAACTAAGGGCCTTGGCAAGAAGAAGCGAGGGGAGGTCACCTTGAGATAGTGTGATGTGGAACTTTGCAAGCGTTCTGAGTGGGTCAGCATATGAAGATATGCTGTTATCATTCCCCACAGAGAAAAATCTACCACAGAATGTTGCCTCAGAGAGGTTAGTGGTGATAAGCACTTTAACTTTAAATCCCAGACTATCGAGGATGAGTGACCGGTCCGCCTGTTTGCTGTCTTTCTTCTTGAGACCATAAATGCCATCATCACCTTCGTGCCATGACACATGATCAACATCAGAATACAAAAGGAACATGTTAAAGTGATTAACAAGTCCGTTACCGATGGATGTGTGGGCATCTCCGGAACATCTAGTACCAAGGACGTTATACGCCAAGCCACTAGATGAAACACCATGCGTCTTACGCGCGGAGTGCAGAGCGCGACTGAGTTCGACGTACAGCGGCTCAGCGAGTCCCGGGAAGAACGAAAGGATGATTGGATCCTGAACCAGACGCAACATAGGTTCAGAAATGGTCATATCGAAGCGCGAGTAGTCAGTCTCACCGAACGTATGACAGTCGGCGAGTGGTTGCATATGGCTATCGCGTTGCTTTAGGTCCATACATTTGACGAGAAAGGGTGCTCTGGACAACTCATGCTCTACGGCACTAATGTAAGGGCCGATAGTGGAGAGAAACTCATCTGACCTGGGTGATATGTTACGAGGGTCGGTGAGAGATGTAGACGTCTCCATCTTCAGGAAGCATTTGACCAGGAGGTCCTGATTGAGCATCCCACGATCCAAAACGCGTTGTCGTGCGTCACGCAGTTGTTCTTGCCTGCGCTGAGGATAGCGGGACACCCACTCGTCGAAGTTAACGGGTTCGAGATCCTGATTTCCGTTGAGACCGAGCTTCTGAAGCTGTTTTGCGTAAAGCATGGTTGCTCTTTCCAGCACGCTCAGTTTTCCGTCCGGCAGGGCCAGGGACTTGGCGGTTCTCATTGATCTCAATATCGACCTCATCATGGGCCTCAGGTGACCATCGGAGGCAAGGAGATGAGGAGATACGAGTTCGTTGTCTAGCACGCATGCATTTGGGATGGTCACCCAGAATAGCGCGGTATGCGGCATTGAATCCGTCGCGCTTGGCCCAGGAGTCTTCAGCAGGGCACTGTGTGCACGCGTGGAGAGTTTCTGCCAATCGCCCGGAAGGAGGGTGGAAGAGGACCATGCGGAGTTCGCCGCTGGGCATCCGGAACACATACAGCTCGCAGTTGTCGCCAATAGTTTGGGCAGAGACGACTTCAGCGCGGGGTCCGACCGCAGCACATACAGCGTCGTAGGAGACGTGAGTGGCTTCGCTTCCCAACTTGCCACGAGTGCCTTGATCCCCGCGGGTGTTTCCGGCTTCGGATTCCATCCCATTTCCTCGAGGGCTGCCATCTGCATCAATGGGCACGTGTGCGGGAGCAGAGTCGTCCAGATCGGTCTGTCGGTCTCCGGCGTCGGGCGGTCCATGGTGAGCAGTGGAATTGGTACAGGTTGAGGGGCCAGCACCCTGAGCTCCATCGAACTGAGGACGTTCTGGGCCGTTCGGGCTGGCACCGCAGACGCCGCCGTTGTTATTGGGGGCATCAGCAGTCGAGCGGCCGTCTGGAAAGGGCTGGACCTTTTCGGGAGTACCTACGCCGTCGTCAGCGACGATGCGCCTCTTGAACACTTCATAAGCCGGCACCTCAACATGCGGGAAAGACCAATTCTCGGTTGAAGGTGAGAATGGTGCAATGGACATACCCGATGACCAACCAAGTTTGTGCTTGATGGCTGACCACAGGGTTGGGGAAACAGTAGTCTGGCCGTCGAGATAACGGTCATAAGACACTTGCACGCAACGCTGAATAGTGAAGTCAGTCCACACATCGAGGTGGGGAAGGAGGATGTCCTTGGAACGCATGTACGATCTGAGAAATGCTTGAACCCGTTCAAACAAAGTACCATGCACCGAATGATCAGTGGCAAGGCGGGTAGCAATATCAGTGATGGCTGAGGTTGGCAGAGTGTGAGACACACCATCGGACACGAGGGTGACGAGGCCACTGACCTCCAGGAGCGCATGACCACGAATGTGGGTAACAGTGTGCGCTGGCGGGGCATCGTCGGTGGGCGCGTACCAGACGACAGACCTGCACGCATCCTTATACAGCACTACGGGGGTGAAATGCTGATTTCCAACAGTGGTGTGCACGGGTCTGGTGCAAACACCTCCTACGTATTGGATGGATGTTGCGTGTACATGGCCCTTGGGAACGATGTATGCGGCACGCGATGACGCCTGCTCAGAAGGGAGCGACGTGCTGGCGGGGCGTAGCCTATCGTTGGCTGAGAGAAGCATAGCCTCAAATTCAGCAGAAGAAGGGTCATCGCATTCTGGGGCATGTATGGCTGGCGGGACATGCAGCAGAACAGGTCGCGGCTTGCGCGCACGATGTCTTGCGTTGCGAGCTCGTTTCCAAGCATGTACGACGAGAAGGAATGAAATGGCGCAGACTTCTAGAAGAAGAAAGATCGCCATACGGTACTCCTGGTGAACCGTAAGGGCAGCGTTAACAATGCTGTCCCAATAGTAGTCGTAGGCAGTGGTGTGAGCACGTATGCGATAGACACAATACGCGGAAGGGTCAGGCGAATGAAAATCTGCAAACGGGAGCTGATAGCGTGAGCAGATCCACCCAAAGGTGTTCTCATTCTGTCGTCGAGATCTCCAAACGTTGAAGCGCCAATTGACCGGAGGAAGTAGTGCTGTAATGCCGCGGTCGACATCGTCTGTGAACATGGGCGTACCTGTCCAGACCGATTGCCAGTTGAAGGTGGTGATGGAGTACCACACATCATCGACAGCGCGTACAAATGTGTCATGGATCGCTTCAAGGGTCCAAATGTCGTCGATCGTCGGTGGCTGCAGAGGGAGTACAGGGGCCGAGATCGTGGAGGTGACAAGGAGGGTGAGACATGTTAGTTGCGTAATTCCGTAACTGAACAGTTTTCTTTGGTGCCCGGGGTTTAAGCTCGGGAGCAAGGAGCATTAGGTTACTAAGAATTTGTTACTCAAGGTTTTATGCGGAACAAGGACTGTGTCACAAGCCCAACAAACGCCCAGTACGTTGGCCATATCTGGTTGGCGACCATGACACTCACCGCAATGAGTGCGCGTTATTTGCAAAGTGATCCGGAGCCCGCCGATCAAGGCTGGACGGGAAGCTTTGCCTGGTGTCATTCGCATCATCGTGCTAATGGTTCATCGTGGTTTCGCTAACTGCTTAGGCCTAAACGGCTACACGCAGGGTCTCGCAAGAATAACGTGGTTTCGCGTTACCAACTAGAATTTTCACACTCAGCCGTGTTGTAGGGATCCACGGTACAACGCCATGTCTCTGCAGGTTTACCAGACCTGCAACGTTGTCTTCCCACCTTTCGGCTACCGTGGCGGTCAGGTAACACACACTGACCCGGGGGAACAAATCCCGCCCATTGACTAAAAGTTGACCGGCCGATCAACTCCCAGGCAAAACCAGGACTCCTC